GATTGGAAATCATCATACCTCGACCTTGGGGCTGTATCATTATTACCACCGTACCGCTGCCATATAGCTTAATATACGGTCGGCTCTCAAACGCCGTCGGATTGGTAATCGTCAGTTCGGAGGCGTCAGCCGACACCGTTTCCTGTCCTGCAAAACTGTATTTGTAAGGCTTGCAGTTAAAGGTCACGGTAAAGCTGCCGACCTTGTTTAGCTGCTCCTCAATGTCCAGATTGCCGGAGATGACGCCGTAGCGGAAATACTCCGCATCGTAGGAGTCAGTAAGCTCATGGTATCTGTCCGGCTCGGAATACAGCCAGCCCTTGATGTCCCGCAGGACAGAGGCAAGGCTGGCTGTGTTCTTTCTGGCAAGGAACACCGTGTAGGTCACTTTGATGTTGGCAAAGCGGCGGTTCGGATTGATGATGTCACCGCTCCTGCCGGGAATGGAAATGAACTCCGCATCGTATTCCGGTGCGGAGAACACGTCCTTCTTCTCGATATGCAGGCCGAAATCAGCGGAACTGCGGCCGTTGTAGGTAAAATAGGTCATGCAAATACCACTCCTTTCCGCTGGGCGAACTGGTTCGCCGTTTCCATGACTTCATTGGTTAGCTGACGGATGTCCTCACTGCTGTAATTGTTGAAGTTCGTAATGTTCAGGGCGATGGTGAAAGCGGATGCCGCCTTTCCGACCACACCGTCCACGGCAGAGCGGATCGAGCCGTTCACGTCAAAGTCGGTGGGCAGAGCCGTCTGCATATCGTGAGCAAGGTCGCCCATGACGCCGTTGATGTCCTCTGCCATTCCTTCTGCGGCTTTGACCGCTTCATCGCCGTTGTCGTCAATGGAGCCTGCAAGACCCTTGACCAGCATTTCACCGACCCATGCCATCTCCTTCGAGGGCGAATGGATACCGAAGAAATCGCAGATACCGTCCCAGATGGAGGAGATCCACCCGGATACCTTGTCCCACAGCCACGAGGCAAGCTGCTGAATACCGCTCCACAGTCCCTTGACGATGTTGCCGCCGATCTCCACAATTTTATACATCAGAGAGCCGAAGGCTTTCACGATACGCAATGATCTGCGGCACCGCCTTGACGATCTCCACGATAATAGTAGGTAGGTTTTCAATCAGGGCAACGAACAACTGCACACCTGCCATGATGATCTTGTCGATGTTCCCGATGAGGGCATTGACAATGCCGGAGATGATTTGCGGAATCGCCTGCACGATGGTCGTGATGATCTGCGGCAGGGCTTGAATGAGGGAAATCAGCAAATCAATGCCCGCTTGAATAATGAGCGGTATCGCATTCAGTACAGCATTGATAATGCCGTCAATGATTTTCGGAATGGCTTCCACGATTGCCATAATGATATCCGGCAATGCGGCAACAAGCGAGGTCAGAAGCTGAATGCCTGTCTCGATAATCTGCGGAATCGAATCCAGTAAGAAAGTAATGATGCCGTTAATGATCTCCGGTAGGGCAGCAATCAGCACGGGCAGTGCGTCCAGAAGTCCTTGCGCCAGCCCGGTGATAAGTTGTAAGGCTGCGTCAAGGAGCATCGGCAGGCTGTCCACCAGTCCTTGTACGATGGTGACGATAGCCTGCACCGCTGCCGGGATGAGCGTGGGCAGCGCATCCGCAATGCCGGTCACAAGTGTTGATACCAGCTGAACCGCTGCCTCGATAAGCAGGGGCAGATTCTCAATCAGCGTGTTCACGATGGTCATGAGCGCGGACACCGCCGCTGGGATAAGCTGCGGAAGCAGGGATAGCAGCGTTTCCAGCACCTGCGAGAACAGTTCGGTGACTGCTTCCAGCAGTGTGGGCAGCAGTTCACCCACAGCCGTCAGCAGGGCATCCAGCGCCGTGGGCAGAGCCGCCACGATGTTCTCAATAACCGGGGTGATGTTCGCCACCACGGTCTTGAAGGCGTCAACCATGTTGTTGCACAGCAGCTCCATGTCAGCGTCCGCATCGCCGAAGCCTACGATGAGGTTCGACACGGCGGATTTCAGCGCATTGACAGAGCCGGAAATGGTGGCTTCGGCTTCCTTGGCAGTCGTACCCGCAATATCCATGCTCTCCTGCATGACATGGATGGCTTCCACCACATCTGCATAGGAAGAAATATCATACTTGACGCCGGATATCTTTTCCGCATCGGCAAGCAGGCGCTCCATTTCCTGCTTTGTGCCGCCGTAGCCCAGCTTGAGGTTATCGAGCATCGTATAGTTCTGCTTGGCAAAGCCCTGATAGGCATTCTGAATGGAGGACATATCCGTGCCCATCTTGTTGGCGTTATCGGACATATCCGTGATTGCCATATCCGCATACTTTGCGGCTTTCTCGGTATCACCGCCGAGAGACTGGATCAGGCTTGCGGAAAAGCCCGTAACCGTTTCCATGTACTCGTTGGCAGAAAGTCCTGCCGTTTTGTATGCGTTGGTGGCGTACCGCTGGATCTCCTGCGAGGAGTCCTTGAACAGGGTGTCAACACCGCCGACCAGCTGCTCATAGTCCGCATAGGCAGCGATGACCTCTTTTCCGAGCTTCACGGCGGCGGCACCTGCGGCAACAGCCACGGCACCGAGTGCCACACCTACGGTTTTGAGAACCTTGCCGAAGCCTTCAAACTTACTGCCGGATTCCTCCGCAGCCTTGCCGCCCTCCTTGATGGCTTTCTCGTTCTCGTCCAGCTCACGGTTCATATCGTTGAGGGCGGCTTCGGCATTGTTGAGTTGGATCTGCCAGTTCTGGGTGCGGCGGTCGTTCTCCCCGAAAGAGGTGGCGGCATTCTGCAGAGCCTTGCGAAGAGTGTCGATTTTTGTTGTCTGCTCGTCGATCTCTTTTCGCAGCACCTTGTTCCGTGCGGCGAGAGCCTCCACGGATTTATCGTTCTTATCGAACTGAGAGGTGGCGAGCTTCATTTCGGAGCCGAGCACCTTGAAGGACTGGTTGATGTCCGCCAGTGCTTTTTTGAATTCCTTTTCGCCCTCAAGGCCGATCTTCAGTCCGAAACTGTCTGCCATGTACCGTCACCTCCTTAAATGCCGTCCGGGATAATATCGTCAATGTAGTGTTCGTGAGCAGGAACAGCCTGCCCGTTATACTGTTTGTGGCACTCCCATAAGTCCAAAAGCAGACCAAACGGCATCAGCCACACCTCATCCTGGCTGAGATGCAGGTGGGCAAGGCCGTAATAAAGAAGCCGGGTAAACAGCTCCGCATCGGAGACCGTTACCCGACTTGCGCGTTTTTTGCGTCTTTCTCGCTTTCCACATTCCGCTTGGTGCCCTTGTAGAGTGCCTCCGTAATGGCGGTTTTGTATCCGGCGAGATCGAGGGGCGTGGTCAGAAGCTCCACCACATCCTCGGTGAGCGGCTCCTTGGGGTGCTCCTTGTCCTTGAGGTTGTGAATGAGGATGCTCTGATTTGCAAGAAGCGTAATCAGCCACACGATCTCGCCGATTGCCATTTCAAAGTTCTCGGACTTCATCAGCTTCTCGCCGAGGTTTTCCAGACCGCCGTATCGACCGGCGATCTCCTTGGTGGCCTTGGTTGTGAGGAGCAGTGTGTATTCCTCATTGCCGATCGTGATGACTGCGGTTCTTTCGTTATCCATTGTGCGTTACCTCCGTTAACCCTGTTTTTCGGGTGTCGTGATATAGGTCGGCTCATAGACTTCCTTATACCAGTTCGTGATAGTCGCTGCGGTCACATCGCCCTCCAAAGCCTCCGCTTTCCACGGGTGCTTGCCGCCTGCGTCTGCCTTGTTGCGGCGCAGAATAGTGCCCTCAATGGTCGGCGTAGAGAAAGTAATGCTGTCGCCCTTGGTGGCAAGGTTCGTCGCCGGAATACCGAATTTCACTCGGTACAGCCAGTAATACTTGTACTTGCCGTTGGACTTCTTGGCGCGGAAGCCCACAGCCACAGGGTCGCCGCCGTCCTCGGATGCGGAAATCAGCACCTTGTTTTTGTCGATGGTTGCACCCGTGAGGTCGGATGCCGCCGCAGAGCCGATATCGTCAATGCCAAGGGAGAGTGTGCCGGATTTGAATTCCTTCACGATCTCCGAAGCGCCGTCATCGGCATAGAGCGTAGCCTCTGCCAGTTCCACCGAAAGGTCAGCGGAGATGGCTTTCGCAAGCTGCTCCGGCGTACCGTAGGTTTCCTCACCGGCATCGTTCTCGGTGATTTTTGCGTAATACAGTCTGTCAAGACCGATCGTTGCCATAACTTATTCCTCCAGTTCGTAGATTTGCGCCACATCAATGGCGTAGTGATAATAGCCGGTTTCGGTCTCAAAGCCGATGTACCGGCGGTCGGTAATATAAAAGTTCGCGCCCAGTAAGGCACGGACAAGTGCATTTTTTAGTTTGGTGTAACTGCCCT